ATTTGTTAGCTTTTTAATAACTTCATGAACTTCTGGCATTGGATTTGGACCACCAAGACTAAGGTTGATTACATCTGGAAGAACTTTTAAACAATATTCAAGACCACGAAGAATGCTATCTCCTTGATTTCTACCATTCTTATCTAATACCTTTCCTGTAATAATGGTAACTTCTGGTGCAATACCAACAATACCTTCTGTATTATCCATTGCACCAATTGTGCCTGCACAGTGAACACCATGACCAACATAAGAATCAAATATATCTTCTCCTTCAATAAAAGAACGACATTTACTTAAGTCTATATTTTTCATTAAATCAGGATGATCTGATGGACACCCTGTATCAAGCACCATTACTTTAACTCCTTTACCTTTTGTTTTACTCCAAATTTTTGGTATATTTAAATCTCTCACGTTTTGTGGGTAAATTTGAGATAGGGCTTGTGCGCTACCTACATCATGGATTTCGTATTTTGGAAGAAAGCATTCGTTGGACATGAAAATATTTATTCATGTTTCAAGAAAAACATTAGTTAGTTCCGCTACTTCCGAAACCTTTTTCTCCACGATCTGTTGGTCCTAAATTATCAACTTCAATTATAGGCCAATTTGTAAGAGGAATAGGAACAAGTTGTGCAATCTTATCACCTTTTTGAATAGTTGTAACTCCTCTTTTATAAGTGATAACAATGCTAAGTTCACCAATGTATGCTTGGTCAATTACACCACCAATAACTGCAAAGCCTTTGCTTGCCATGCTGCTACGATCTTTAATAAAACCACCCCAACTTTCAGGAAATCCTACAGCGATTCCTGTTTTAATTTTGATAGCAGAATTGCCATCAATGCTAACTGTTTCATCTGCATAAAGATCATAACCAAGATCAGTTGGATGAGCCTTTGTTGGAAGCTTTGCGGTTTCAGTTAGTTTTTTAACTTTTAATTTATCTGTAATCATATTATTTGACGTAAACTGTTACTGTGTGACGATTTTGAAGAGTAATTTTGTAGTAGATGTAACCACTATCTGTAGTAATTTCAATGGCATACAAATTTGAACCATCGTCATCCATTTTAGCTAACAATTCTTTAGCTTTGTCACGACATGTTTGGTGTGGAATATATTCTAATGTAATCTTATTCATTTTTGAAGTTTTTTCTTTTTATCATTTATCATGTCAACACATTTAAAGTAACCTGCACCATCAATGAGATTATCTCTTTTTGGTTTAAATTTTTCACGACAGAGTTTAACACCAACCATCATAAGACCAACTGTTTCTGGTGGAATATCTGGAAGATTTAATTGCATTCCCCATACTCTGCCGATGTCACTGAAATTATCGAATGGATGACCATAATCGTCTTGGCGATCAGAACTTACAAGAACGTCTGCAATTTCGCAAATACTTTGTTGGTTTTCATCTTTTTTAAATTCTAAAAGATCAAGATTTTCATTCCAGCATTTAAGACCCATTAATTTTGCTGCATGAAGTTCAAGATTAGCACCCTTACTATTTTCCCAACCATTTAAGAAAACCACGGCATCTGCTCTAACAATCATTTTCAAGGATTCACGAATGTAATAACTGTAGTGATAACTTGTATTACCACCTGCAATTTCAGCAGGATTGAGAATGTTAACAAATCCAATATCATATAACAATTTTTCCATTTTATGAAACTTTGGATAATTGTAATCTGGAAGACCTGTCATAGGTCCAGCAATATAAATTTTACAGTTTTTGTTATAATCTGCACATTCTCTTAAGTTCATTGTTTTTTTCCTTTCTTAGTCTTTTTGTTAATTTTTTTACTAATTTTTTTGATAGCGATTTCTTCTTTTTTATTTTGTAAAAAATCAAAAGAATCAATTTTTTGTAAAAACAAGAAGAATTTAATACATAAATCTAGTAAAGAAAAATTTAATGGATTGTAGGAATGAATAAACGAATCAAGAGAAGGCTTAAGAATATGTAGATATTGTTCATTCTCTACTTCAGAATCTGAATGTTGTTTAGGCTTTTTCACAGCTTTATGTTTTTTAAAGAAAATCGGAGTAATGTCTTTTGTGATACGCACATTCTAACTTACTATATTACAGTGTATTGTCAAGTTTATCTTTTAACTTTTCATAACAATATAATACTGCAAAGTTCATGGGTTGTAAATCTATATAGTTTTTGATTTTTGTTGAATTAACATCTGCACCTATTTGATTTTCTGATACATCACCATCATTATCTATACTCAGATTTGTAAATTTATCAATTTCAAGAATCTGTAAATAATACAAGTCTGAACCTGTTTCGGTTTGAACAACATTATAAATTCCATTTTTCTTGTTTTCTAACAATGTTAGTAAAGCCTTTTCAAAATCTGGAAGATAAGTGTGGGAATCCATCCAGTTTTTAGGAACATCACTCTTTAGTGCTTTTAAGAGCCAGTTATCAGGGTGATAATATTCAGAAAAAGGATTTTTTATTCGAATTATAAGTCCATTATTTTCTTCAATAAAAACTTCGGCTATTCGCTTAGTTAATAGATAAGTGCTTGAAGTATTTAATTCGGTTAAATTTTCATTTGTATTATACCACTCATAGTTACCGTTATAGAGTTCAGCAGTGGAAATGTAAACAAATGGAATTTTCTTATCTTTTATATAATCAAAAATATGTGAAGGAATAGAGTAATTAACAGTTAGTAACTCAGCAAAACCTCCCTCTCTCATTTCTTCACAATAAATTATTGCAGAGTATTGATCTATAACGCTATCCGAATCATAAAAATAAAGATAATTTACAACCTCAAAGTCTGGATTATTTTTAAAGTATTCTGAAACTATATTGTTTCCTATTAAAAGGTATTTCTTTTTCATATATTATCCTTCACAAGTTGCACAACCCATTATATTTCTTGCTAATTCTTGAGCAGGATTAGCAGAGCGTTGATAATAAAGTGCTTTAATACCATTCTCCCATGCCAAAATCATAAGGGAGTTTACATCCTTTGGTTTTGTGTTTGGCGGAATCATTATATTTAAGCTTTGACCTTGATCAATGTGTTTCTGACGAGTTGCTGCTTGAATGATAATTTCTTTTTGTGAAATTTCACCAAAAGTTTTGAAAACATTTCTTTCATTTTCAGAAAGGAAATCAAGATGTTGAACACTACCACCTTTGATTAAAATAGAATTCCATGTTTCATCATCATTTTTTTCTTTTTCTTCAAGAAGTTTTTCAAGATGCGGATTACGATAAGTGAATTTACCTTTTGCAAGGTCTTTTACAAAATAGTTACTGTTTAATGGCTCAATACTTGGTGACACTTGACCTAAGATAAAGCTAGAAGATGTTGTAGGTGCAACTGCAAGAGTTGTAGTATTACGACGATTATAGCCTTTTAATAAAGGAGGTTCACCTAATAATTCTGCAAGTTCTGTTGTAGCTTCATCAGCTTTAGCACGAATGTTTTTCCAAATAGCATTATTTAAAACATTAGCATCCATGCTTTCAAAAGGAATCATTTTTTCTTGAAGAAGACTGTGCCAACCAAGAACACCAAGTCCTAATGCACGATGATTTATTGCAAAATTTCTTGGTGCATCCATAAACTTAGTGTTTTCAGTTTTATAGATAAATTCAGTCATTACTGCATCTAAGAAATAAATTAAAGTTTGAACAGCATCAGTGCTTTTCCAATCATCATAGTGTAGTAAGTTCATGCTGCTTAAATCACAAACAAAACTTTCATCTTTGCTATTAGGAAGCATAATCTCTGAACAAAGATTACTATGGTTAATCGTCATGCCTTTATCTTTATAAACTTGTGGTGCAAAGTTGTTGGCATTATCCGAGAAGAAAATATAAGGATAACCTGTTTCAAAACGCTTTTTAATAACTTTACCCCAAATCTTTCGGGCATCTTTATCACCATCAAGCATCTTTTTCATAAATTCGTCAGAAACACAAACACCTATACTCATTTCTTGAATAGAGTGTCCAGAGTCACGAATAGTTAAGAACTCTTCAATATCAGAATGATCAATAGGTAAGTATGCTGCAAAGCTACCACGACGAACATTGCCTTGTGACACAACATTCATAAGCTTATCATAAAGCTCCATAAAGTGAACGCTGCCTGTGCTTTCACCACCACTACTAATCGTTGCACCACGACCACGTAAAGCTCCAAAATAAGCACTTGTACCGCCTCCTGCTTTTGTCATCATACCAACCTCTGAAAGCTTTCCAAGAATATCTTCCATGGTATCAGAAATATAACTACCAAAGCAAGAAATAGGTAAACCACGTTCACGACCAAAGTTACTCCAAATAGGAGAACTCAAAGAGTACCATCCCTTTGAAAGATAATCTTCAAACTTTTCTGAGAAACCACTTATACCTAATAGTTTTTCTGCATGATTACAAATCTGTTTAATTCTTTCTTCTGCACTTTCACCTTCAAAAAGGTATCCGCGAGATAGAAACTTGCGACTGTCTTTGTTTAACCAGTAGTATTTTTGTTTGTTCATATTTGAAATTATTTCTTATCCCAATACTGCATGGGATTACGCATTTTTGTTTTGATTTTTTCAATTCTCGAAATGTACTTTTTCGAGAATGTTAAACTTTTACTAGTTATTAAACGAATAAAGTAAATTGCTAGACTGCAATTATAATCATTTAAAACTTCTACAATCTTTATGAATCTTGCATCATATAATATCGCCTTAAGCTGTGATAGTTTCATATCTTTTTATGTTTTCTTTTTTCCCATGCTTTTTTCATCTTCTCACGGGTTTCCTTACTATGAGTTTTACCAAACATGGCATTGTTTTCTCCACTGAATCGGTTTTTAAGTTTTTCTCTAGTGGTATCAGAGATAGGGTTATTTTTATAAAATTCTATCATTCTTTCTTTTTGTAATTTTCGGTTTTCTTCGTTCCAGTATTTAGAATTGAAATTCTTGATTTTTTCTTTCTGTTCATCAGATACCCAAGGAAGACCTTTCGATTTTCTAGTTTGAATCATTTTTTTATAAACATCATTAGAACGATTTATCTTTTCTTCATTTTGTTTCTGTACAGTTTCCCCTGATTTAGGTTTTTTCATTTTATTTTTTGTAGATTCTGATAAAATGTATCCACCTTTATTCATAAAGTTTTTACCTCCGTTATGTCTATTTAAAAATCTTGTGTTTTCTGCTGCGTTGACCTTTGTTAAGAAACGAGTCTCATATATCAATGCCTGTTCAGGTTTCATAAAATGTTTTATCTTTAACACAACAAAAGAATCTAAACCATCTGTTTTTATTAATTGTTTTACTATTTTAGAAGTAGTCTTATAACCATTAGTTGTCATAAGATTAGAAGAGTCTGCTTCTTTGCTTATTTTGCAACCAGCATAATAGGTTCCAGTAGGAATATGTTTTATAATGTAGAAATATGGGGACTTCATAGTATTACTTATTCACACGACCTACCGAATATCAAAATAATTCATCTTCTTCAAAACTTTGGTTTTTCTTTGCATAACCAACGTCTCTAGAGTGGAAAAAATCTGTCATGTTATTTCCAAGAAGCTCTTCATAAAACCAACGAGTTTTAGAAACAAGAGTTTCATCAACTTCAAATACTTTTTTAAATCCAATTTCTACTAAAGAATCATTTATTCTTTTTTTATTAAGCTCGTCTAAAATGTCTGAACTAAGATTTTCTTCAACTATTCCATTAACCATCCATTTATTAATCTTTTTCTCTGCTTTAAATGCTTCTAATGCTTCAGAAGCAACACGTTCTTCAAGTTCTTCGTCAAACAATTCAGGATGCTCTTCACGAATAGTATTAATAATTTTAATACCAACAAGTGCATGAATATTTTCTTCATTACGAGTATATTTTACTTGTTGATCAGTATCTTTTAATACATTTTTAAAACGAGCAAACCAATTAATTACATAAAATTGAGAAAAAAGACTTACATTTTCAACAAAAAGTGTAAAAAGAATAATTGCATAAAGATATTGCTTACGAGAATCTTTATAAAAACGATGTGTATATTTACGAAGATACTTTACACGACCCTGAATAAAGTCTAATTTAAGATTTTCTTCAAAGATTTCTTCAAGATCAAGAACTTTTAAAAGACGTTCATATGCAGAGTTGTGAATAACTTCTACGTTTGCCATTACATAACCAAGGTCTTGAAGACTTGGATGCGGAAGATTTTCACCAAGTTTAGCCCAAAATGTTTTTACTGCAACTTCAATTTGACCAATAGCAGAGAGTGTTCTTACAACAATTTCTCTTTCTTGATCATTTAATAAAACTTTAAATTGTTGAATATCGCTTTTAAAATTAAACTCTTTATCTGTCCAAAAGCCATTGTGCATAGCTTCTATAAATTGTTCTACCCAAGGATAGCGATTTGGTTTTCTGCTTATCTGTTCTTCAAATATTGAATAGTCTCTTTTTATAATTCCGTATGCTTCGTCTAAATTGTCCATATGCGTTTAGTATTTACTTTCTGTAATGTCTTTTATAATACCACAAAAAAGAAAAAAAATCTACTATTAAATAAACATTTTTTAAAACATAAAACCCCCTATTTTTAGGGGGTTTTATGTTTTTATCTAAAGTCTTTTAATATATCTTTTATATATTAACGCATTAAAGGTGCTCCTTGTGAAGTACCAATACCACTAGGAATTTGTTTAACAAAATTGGTTGTAAATTGATCAAGATTAATGAATGGAGCTAAAGCCTTTCCGAAATTTTGTATTAATTCTTCAGCAGTTCCTCCAAACTGTGAAATTTCATTTTTAAGTTTTATGAGTTGTTTATAATTATTAACTTCATTTTGTTGAACTTGAGGATTTTTAATTTGATTTCTTAATTGTACTGATTTTTGATTTAAAGTCTGAATTAATAAATTCATAAATTCATTCGTATATGGATTAATATCACCTTTATATCTATTAACAGATTGAGTTATCGCTGGTTTATTAGAAGTAGATTGTTGAGGTTGTTGTGCATTAGCATTATTACCACCACCTAACATTGCCGCAGCTACACCTGCTGTTGCAAGTCCTTTTTTGAATTTATTTAATAACCCTGCTTCTGCTAGATATTGTAATTCACCTTGATTTAAAACGTTTTCTATTAAAAAATTTAATTTTTCTTGATTATTTCTTTCAAAATAATATTTATATTGATTTATAGAATCTTCTCTTATAACAGATTGATTAAACTTGTTTTCATAAATTAAACTTAAATTATCGTAATGCATATTATATATTTATACAAAAATAAAAAAAAGGAGTCTTAGACATTCATCTAAGACTCCTTTTTTAATTTTTTTTAGTCTTCTAAAGCCACCATGTAACCATCTTCATCATCTTCATACCAGATGTAGCCAAGGCTATCAAGAGCATCCAATACTCGTTGACGAGAAGGATATTCAGGAGAGAAAGAATTCTGAATCTTACGAACAGAAACTTCACTTTCACCTTTACTAATTTGACGCTTGAGATAATTATCAATGCGAGTCAAAAACTCACTACGTTCATTAACAGAAACACTTTGCATTGGTTTATTTTCAGAATCAACCGCACATGCAGTAATTTCAGAAACATATTCACTTACAACAGTGTATGCACTTACACGACACTTCTGACAGTTATAATCACTTGGAACGCTTACAACATCCTTTGGATTAACCTTTACAATAACCATTTTTCCTTGGGAGAAACTAGAAGCATAATCATGACTGCCAACATGCAAACCGTTTGAACAGTGATTTGCACGATTGTCATCAACATCACGACGAAGAACTTCAATTTCTTCTCCAATTCCGTTAAAAATGCGACCTTGATCATCAACTTTACCTTTAAGAACCTTAGTGTCCTTATTTCCACTAATACTCCAAAAGTTATTTAATAGACCTTTATAAGCAAGAAAGCAACCATCTTCGGTAAGGGGAAGTTCCTTGTATGCAAGGAAATCATACAATTCGTTTACACTAGTTTGTGATGGATTATCACGAAGATTTTTCCAAAACTTTTTAAACAAGCCAACAGGAAGGTCTTGAGCTACAAGATCACGAACCTTTTTAGCAAGAACAAGTGGAAGCTTTTCACCTTCAAGGTAAACATCTTCGTCTTTAACTTCAAAGTCTTTTTCTTTTTGAAGATTTTTAATGTTAGAAGAGATAATATCTTTTACAGCAGACTCTTGCTCATCTTCTGGAAGATCAAAACATTTAATGATCTTTGAGAAGCGAAAGTCTGTTTTTTCAACTTTTGTTGGCTTGTTGTCAAGAAACAAAACGATGCTTTTATTATTAATGATGTATTTCATGGGATTTAATATACTATATGTTTATATGTTTGTCAATTATTTTAAGGTGAGAATTTTACGAAGGTCTTTTCGAGAAATATGCTTGTTGAACCAATAACTTTTACTTTCACGTTGCATAGTTTCAAAAATAACTCCACGCAAACTATTTTCATCAGTAAGTTTTTTGCAAATATTACTAGCTTTGACTAGAAACTTTTTATTCTTTGAAAGTTTATTTTTCAACTTATCCTTTTCAATAGAAGAAAGGAAATTTAAAGTAACTGATTCAGACATTTCACGAAATTCCTTTTCTTGCTTTGCCTTTTCTTCAATCTTTTTAATAATTGCTAGATATTCTGGAGAGTGTGCTTTAAACCAACCAAGCTCAATTAAGAAATTAACCATGTTTTTACTCAATGCTCTTACTTTATTAGTAACCATAGCAGTATTTTCAATTGTAAAACGATTTAAAAGATCGTCTGCATTAGAATTTACCCAATCAGTATTTTTTAGTTGCTCTTTAGCTTCACTAATATCTTTTGCTTCTGAAAGGCTAGCATCTCTTCTCATGTAGTTATGAATCTCAAGAGCAGTGCCCGTATAATCTTGATTATACCAACCACGACGAAAAGAGATTTTTGCTTTAAAAGTGTCAATAGATATTTCTTTTTTGTTAGTTTTAGGCCAATCAAAAAACGCACTTTTTACTTTTTTGAAAAGAAAAAGTTCTTCTAGTTTTTTCTTATCGTCTTCACTGCATCGCTCATAATGTGCATCGGTAACATACATGTAACACTTACTCTTAGAAAGAGCATGATTAGAAAACTTTTCAATCCAGTAATCTTTACTCTCTTTATTTGGAATAAGAGCAACAATTTTCTTACCATCTTTTTCTTCAACTTTAAGACCAACAGTAACTTGTTTCAAATCACGAAGAAGAGGATAAAGTTGTAGATAAAGATGTGATTTTTTAAAGGTGAAAAACTTACCATGAAGAAATATTTGGTTAACATCAGCTAACAGTTCTTCAACAGAAAAAACAGATTGTTCTTTTGCATCTTCGTTATAAATTTCGTTGATGGAATTTTTAATACTTTCCAGCATTCTTTTATTAGAAGGAGTATCTTCAAAACTTTCACGGGAAATTGGAAGGCTCATTTTTCCAACAGGAATTTCCACAACCATAATAGTTTTTTCTAAAAGAGATGAATTTGGAATGATCAAGGTAATGGTGTCAGCTTTATACTGAACTTCTCCCATTTTTGTAATCACATTAGCATAACGTGCAACACGACAAGGATCAGTGTTAAACAGCTTAAAAACAAATCCATTTTTTTCAACTGTTTCGATTGGAACTAGAGGAACGAAATGTTCTTCGTTGTTATAAAACTCAATAGGTTTGCTGCATGTCTCAACCATTGTATAGGCGTTGGCAAAAAACTCACCATGACGATGATCCTCAATTTCCACGGAGATTTCAAGACCAGTTTCATTTGTTGGTTCTTCGCTAATCTTCATGATTTGACCCACAGGAACACCATTACTGCCTCCTCCAAGAACACAAGTATAAAGAGTGCAAACACCATCATAGAAACTACGAACATAAAAAGAATCAGTGTAACAGTGAGCCGCTTTGCTGCCAAGACCAAACATGCCACTTTGAAGGTTATTGTCACGCTTTGTGCTTTTAAAATACATTCCAAACACATTGCGAACATCACTTTCGTTCAAGCCTTTAGCATAATCACGAACAGAAAAGGTGTTGTTTTGAAGACGCACTGTAACAGGCTTTTCAATGCCATATTTTACATGCTCATCAAGTGCATTTGTAGTGTATTCACGAACAACAGCAAGAACTTTATTGCTGTAAATCTTGTCACGAAGAAAGTAACAAGCTTGGTCCATTCCAGAAGAGTCCATTCCCATTACAGAGGATGGCATTTCTTCGGAGACGATAAGAGGATTTGTGGTTAGCTGCATTTTCATAAGACACTGCAATATACAGAGATGATTATTATTGTCAAGAACATTAAGCAATAAAAAACCCCACTTTATAGTGGGGTTTCAGATTTGAAGGAATGTTTTCTGGCATTCCGAATTTGTTGTAGAAAAAACTTGGTGCTGATTCAAATCTTATTTTAATTTATTAAAAATTACAGATCATCGTCATTCCATCTGGTGCGTCTGCCATTCCGCCAAAACACCAGAAAAGTTTCTTGGTGGTGTTTCCTCGACTCGAACAAGGAATTGGTACTACTGTACCGCCAGTTTTACATAGGATGTTTTGCTGTTGATGATCTTATCAGATTCCTGCATCTTTTTTCTGCCTACCAAGGCTGGAAGATAGCTCCCTCCACAGTGGATTTGAACCACGCCGATCTTTATACATAAGAGTTTTTATTTATTTGCTGTTTGGAATCTTATCAGGTTTACCCGATCCTCTCGGCTAATTCCCCATTTAAAAAAAAATGGCGGGGAATTTAAGAATTGAACTTAACGTTTAATTTTGCTGTAATAAACCTTATCAGATTAAGTTTTTTGCTTTTTCGCGTCCTAACCGCTAGACGACAGTGATATTTGTTTTTAGACTGGTATCACTGAGGGGATTCGAACACCCTGTCTCGACCTTGAAATGGTAGTTGCTAATGAGTTGCTGCTCTTAATCTTATAGTCAGGTCAAATTTGTTTTTTTTCCAATAAAAAAGAATTTAATTTGCTGTAATTGACCTTATCAGAATACGATTTTGGTTTCTATTGACAAAGAAGTTTTTTAGATTTGCTGATTGTATTCTTGTCTTTAACTTAACACACTTTAAAAGGTTTGTCAAGTTCGGGTTGCACTTTTTATCGTTTTTTGTTTAAGAGACAAATGATTAATAATTTGCTGTCTGCAACCCTATAGGGTGCGGTTAACCTATACACCGCAAGGTTTGGGGATGTTTATAGAGACATTCGGTTAAGAATCTCCTGGTCCATTGCAACCTCAAAAAGCTGACGCGCATTGAGAATTTCATGACCTGTGAGGAAAGTGATAACACTACTGGAATAACCGGAGAAATAGTATGTTCCACTTTCGTTTGCAGTTGTTTCAAACTTTTCACCAGTGCCGCGACCATAGTAACCGCTCTGGAGGTTCCAAAGAACAATCTGAAACTTCTGAACAAATTCATCACTGAATCCTGCATTCTTTAGTGTGCTTCTTGCTGCTTCAACATTAGTCTTACCAAGTTGAGTAGGGTTGAATTCACCATCAGAAATGCAAAGAATACCAGTTGGAAATTCGCTTTCAGAAATACCTTGACGCTTAAGAGTTGCAAAAAGGTTAACTACACTTTGGAAATTGGTAGAACCAATATAACCAGAATGATCATTATACCACTTTTCAAGAGGAGTTTCACCCTTCCAAGAATGCATCTTTGCATCATCATTAAATTCAATCCAAGAGTCTGCGAAACGTCCTGTAAGAAATTCAGAGAAGTAAAGAGCAAGAGCCTTTGCAATATTAAAACAACTCATAGTTGTTCCAGTTGCCATAGAACCCATTGAACCAGAGGTATCACGAACAACAATAAAGTTGGCCTGATTTTCCTTCTTTTCACTCTTACCCTTTTCAACGAGAGTTGCGAACTGCTTGTTGATAGTATCCTTTTCATATTGAGCAAGAGAGGACAGTGAGTGAGGAAGCT